TGGTAGGCAAAGGTCAGCCCTCCTGGGCGTCAGAGGCGGAAGCCTCGGGGTGGATGTGGTCGGCTGATGCCGCGCCCTTGGGGACGCGGAGCTTGGTGGGGAGAGGCAGACCGTCATTGCCGGTCGCTGGCTTCGGCAGCGGCTTCACGCCGGCAGCCTCCGCGAGGGACGCTGGGATCGAGATCTCGGCACCGTTCTCGGCGCGCACGCGGACGAATTCAGGCATGGCAAGGGACCCCTTTCGCGGGGGTGGGCATGGTGGGGAGCGGGCGTTAGATCAGGGGCGTGCGGACCGCGTACTGGACCGCAGCAACGAACGTCGAGTCCGGCAGCGACTCGTCCCGGAACGCATCCGACGATGCCGCGAACCGCAGCCGCCAGGGACCTGCCGCTGGGCGGAAGTCACGCAATGCAGCACGCGCCATCGACGACCCCACGTCCGCGGTGCGAGCCGCCTTGAACGGATCCGCGTGTCGCGCCACCGACAGCACACGCACCGTCCACATGACGTGATCCGTCGTGTCCGTCATCCGCTGCCCAGCCTCATCCGAAGGCGTCGCACGCAACAGCAGATAGGCCGTCGGGAGCGGGCCATCAGGGACCGCAAGTTCGTAGACGGCACGCGACGGGACCTGAGTCCTCAACCGGCCGGCAACGTCCTCGACGAGCGTCATTTCATCGCCTCCCCGGCCACCTTCGCCGCCCACCGCATGAAGTTCGGAACCTCAGAGGCGAGCGGGGCCATGATGTCCATGACCGGCGCATTGTTGACCGACCCGAACGCGGCAATATTGGCCAAGTTGCCCTGGCCACGCTTGTCGAAACCAACCGTTACCTTCACCTCGGCCGGGGACGACTCCACGTCGTACGACACCGCACCAGACAGTCCGGGCAGGTGGCCGTGTCCTGACGCGGCACGCTTCATGTCGCGCTTCATGTTCACGCCGGCCTTGTTGGCTACCGGCACGATCGCCGCCATCGCCTTCGGGGGAGCAGCGCGGAACCGGGCCGCGAGCGCGTGAACCTCCGACGTGTCCCACTCAGGCATCACGAGTCACCAGACGACACGGGAGGCGGCGGGCGGTCGCATTCGTCTGCACGTGCAGGCCCGTCACCGCCAACTCGAGGTCAACGAGGGCGGCGTCATTCGCGGCCGAGGTGATCCGCACGACGTCGCCGTCACTCACGCCCTCCGACCCGGCCACGGGCAGGTGCACGTACACCAGGTCAGAAGACCATGCGGCCTCACCAGCATCGGCCTGCTGCGGGTTGGGCAGCATGTTCCGCACCCTGCACGGACCGGAGTAGATGACGGTGGGAGCGTCGTCGGTGTAGAGGCCCGTCGACGGGTTCCAGACGCCGTTACCAGTGAGGCGTTCCACGGTGCACGTGTCGACCATCATCGACTCGGCGTGGGCGCGCAGTTCTGGCAGGGTCGCCGCGATGGCGTCCGCGAGGCTCACGGGAAGTCACTGAGGGTCGAGGTGATGGGCGGGGTGCTGACCGCCCACTGCACGTCGTCGGCATCGAACCCGGGGCGGGTCGAGTAGAAGCTCGAGCCCGTCACTGGGTTGAGCAGCGCCCACCATTCGTCGGAGATGTCTGAGGTCTGCACGCCCGTCTCGAAGCGGCGAGTCAGCGACCCGTCGTCGACTGACACGGTCTCACTGGACACGCGCGAGTCGCCGCGACGAATCTTGGCGACCACAGCCTCGGCCTCCACGTACCGGAGCACGTCTTGGTCGAGCGCGGACACGTCGCCCAGGCGGGACTGGATCAGAATCTCCACGCCCGAGAGCCACCACTCGATTTGGCGCAGTTCGGCATCCGAGGAGACGGGGCGACCAATCGCCGTTTCGACGTCTTCCACCGTTGCAGCGGTCATGGTCGCCCCACCTCCTCAGTGCTCAGTTGATCCGACGATCAGGAGGCGTCGGTGTAGGCGACGAACGCGCCGAGCGCGTCCGACTTCACGAAGCCGTAGTACGCCTCGACGAGCAGGAGCACGAGGTTCTCCTGGAACGCGGAGTGCGTGGCGCCGTTCTCGTCCACGTAGGAGGCCGAGTCGGACACCTTGATGGTGATGTCCATGCCGACGCCGTAGGCGCACTGGGACCAGTCGCCACCGATGGCGCGCAGCTTGGTGTCCTGCACGGGCGACTCGGTGATCGTGGCCTGCGATGCGGCGGCGGTGCCGCCGGTCAGGGCGGTCTGGTTGACGCTGAGCGGGCCGGAGGCACCGCCGACCACGTTGAGCGTGAAGGTGAACGGGCCGGGGGCGGTGCCGGTGACGGTCGCAGCGGCCAGTCCCGGCAGGAGCCGGACGGCGGTCTGGATGGTGCCGGCGGCGGCGTTGAACGCCAGCGGGGTCGTGGTGTTGCCACCGTAGGTGATGGTGAACGTGCCACCCGTGGGGGTGCCGACGAGGGTCACGACCTGCACCCGGCCGCCCTGGCGACGGTAGTCGCCGGAGACGCCACGGTTGTAGTACGCCGGGTAGCCGATGAGCGACCCGCCGTTGCCGTTCAGGCCCGCGGTGGGACCGTCGACCCACAGCGGCTTACCCGTGGTGTCGGTGTTGAGCTTCAGCGTGGGCCGCAGGCGCGGGTCCGCGGCGAAGCCGGTGAAGTCGAAGCCGGCGTCGACGACGGCCTTCTCACCGTTCACGAGGTCGGTGAACATGCCGCCCGTGGCCTGCGTGGCCGTGCCGAGCTCGACCGAGGTCACGCCCTTCTTGAGGTAGTCGGCGAACGGCCCGGCGCCACCCGTGCGGAGGTCGAGGCCGTGGATCGCGGCGTAGTCGAACGCACGCGCGATGGCGGTCGGGAGATCCTGGCGAAGCTGCGCGTACAGCCCGGCCGCGTTGGTCATGGCGATCTCCTGCGAGACCGGCACGAGCAGGGCGACCTTCTTGCCGACCATCGTCTTGATGCCGACCTGGCCGTTGCCGACCGGCTTCACGCCGCCCTCGGACACCCAGCCAGCGGCGGGGACGTCCATCGAAACGGGGATGGCGGTCTGTGCGGTCATGGCCAGCGGGACGCGGCGGGCGAGGGCCATGACCGCGGAGGACTCCACGGCCTGGTCGAAGATGGGGCCGGTGATCGACGCCGGCAGAAGCGTGTTGTTGATGCTCGAAAGGCTCGTAGCCATGGTGGGTGACTCCCTAATCAGATGGGGTGGTTCAGCCGGCCATCTGGCGACTGAGGAACGATGCGAAGTCCTGCTCCGGCGAACCGGCGGCAGGGGTGCCCGTAGCGCCCTGGGTGAGGTCGGGGCGCGGGCCGGGCGCGGTGATGGGTGGGGTGTCCGTACCGTTGGTGGCGGCGATGCGGGCCGCGATGGTCCGCATCGTCGACTCGTCCTTGACCGATCGCAGCAGCTCGAGGTCGGCCGCCGCGGTGATGCCGTTCTCGGCGGCCACGGTCAGCACGGTGTTCGCGAGCTGGGTCTGGGTGAACTGGTCCTGCAGCGTCGCCACGGTGGCGGCGAGCACGGACACGTCGGGCGTGTCCTCGGGCTTGATGCCGAGGGCCTGCGCGATGGCCTGAGCCTGCGTCTGCTGCGAGTCCCGGAGACCGTTGAACTTGGTCTCGAGGTCGCGGTTCACCTTCTGCTGCGCCTCGAACTTCGCCTGCCAGTCCGTCTCGGGCTGGCTCTGGGGGTTGCCCCCAGCGGCGGGGTCCGCTGCGCTCTGCGGTGCGTCGGTCGGGGTGGGGTCGGACATGGTGTCTCCATCTCGGAGTCAGCCCAAGACCTCGCGTCTCGGGAAGTTCAGCGGACGTAGCCGGCGGCAGTGAGTGCCTGCACGGCTTCGTCTCGGGTGGTGGTGCGGGCGTAGATGGCCTCGGGGGTCGGCTTGCCTCGACGGGCCAGGACTCGCCCGGATGAGCGGAGCCCCGCGGCGGATCGCCGGACGTTGACGACGCGCCCCATGTCTGCGCCGTCTGCGATGGCGCGGCGGTCGGCCTTGCTCAGGCCGGTGACCTGCCCCGCCTCCATGAGCGCGACGGGGTCATGGACGAACGCCGGGTTGGCGACGGTCGTCGGAACCATCGTGCAGTCGCAGCCGGGGTGTCGCTGGAAGCCCTGCGAGTAGCGATAGACGCGGCCCGCGAGGATGGCGCACCTCGCGCACGACGGCGGCGACAGGAACCGCACGTAACCGACGTTCGGGCGTGCAGCCGTAGCCACCGACTCCGCAGACCTACCAGCGTCGGACACGAGCGCCGACACGATCCGGTCAAACTCGAGGTCCGTGCGGACCTGCTCGAGCATCCCCGCAGTGCGTCCGCGTGCCGTGGTGAACGCCAAGGGGGAGAGTGTGACGTCACGGGCCGAGCGGATGCCCTGCTCTGCGAGCATCGCGCCGACCGCGACCTCACCCTGCCGGGCTGCGGCCACCTGGTGCAGTGCGACGACGTTCGGGACGTTGGCGAAGTCTGTTGCGTGAGCCTCGCGCAGCGCCCGCTCGACGAGCGCGGCGCTCCACAGGTAGTGCCTACGGGCCGACTGCGGGAACCCCGGCACCTCGGGCCACCTCGTCAGTCAGTGCGCGGGTGAGCGGGTCCATCGCCTCGGCCTCGAAGTAGGCGCGCTCCTTGGCCTTGCGTGCCTCGGACCAGCCGAGCTCGTCCCAGTAGCCCTCACGGGACAGCACGCCGGCCGCCTTGCGCTTCGCCAGCGCATCCTCACGCTGGGCGATGGTCGGGGTAGCGGGGTCGAAGAAGTCGGCGCGGACCCTGTTGCCCTCGACCTCGCGGCCGGTGGCGAACCGAAGCGCGAGCGCGCCGGTCCAGCCCAGCGACATGCCGACCTCGTCGTTCTGCGACTCCACCGAACGCACCAGCCGCGCCTCGTCGGCCCGGATGCTGCCCTCGGTCGGGGGGTTCGCGGAGAACAGCCCGAAGTACCGGGCGGGGAAGCCCGTAGCCACTGCGGCCTGCGTGCCGTAGATGTTGAGCGCAGTCTCGAAGTTCTTGAGGTCCGCGGCGTCGAGCTGACCGACCTTGCCGGCAGGGTTCGTGATGGTGTGGATGGCGTCGAAGTACGCCTCGAACTGCGGAATCGGGTGCCCGTCAGCGTCCACGAAGTCACCCGATGCGACACCCGTCATGAACATGCGCGGGATGCCGTGCGCCTCCTGCGCGAACTGCAGGTTCGTCAGGGAGCGCGCAGCCGCGTCCACGAGCGGGATGATGTCGGTCATCTGGGACTCGCCAGACCAACCGCCCGTCATGCGCCGGTTCAGGTGCATGACGACAGGCACCACGCCGAGCCCGTGGCGGTCCCGGTCGATCTCAGCCCACCGGCCATCGTCGCCGCGAGCAACCCACACGGTCTGATCCGGCAGGTACAGCGTGACGTTGGTCGGAGTGACGCCGGCAGAGGTCGACCCGTAGAAGCGTGCGGCGGCAGTGACCACCTCGCGGCGCCGGTCAACCTCAGCGACCATCTCCCGCGGCGACTCGACCCGCACGAACGGCAGCGACTTGTCGTCCTCGTTCGCGCCTACGGACATGAACGCCCGGCCGTAGATCATCCGGTCACGGTTGAACATCGCCAGGTGCGACTGGAGGTTGTTCGCGTCCCAGATGGCCCGCAGCGTCGGGTCCGCGGTCTCCTCGCCCGGCAGGATCAGCGACCGAACCTGCTGGCGGTCGTTGATCGTGTCCACGACCGTGCGGCACCAGTTCGTGATGACGAGGAACCGGCGCATCGCCGGAGGGATCGCCATGCCCAACTGCTCGACACGCTGGCGCCCCTGGTAGTAGCGGAACAGCAGCTCGTCGTTCATCGAGCGCGAGTCAAGATCCCTCTTGAGTCGGTCGATGGTCTCCACTTCGGAGGGGGTGAGCGCCACAGGGTGCCCCCCTTCGGGATCAGCGCGGCAAGCGGAAGTAGGTGGAGGCGGCCATCTCAGGCCAGCCGGCGGCGCGCTCATCGGCGGCTGCCTCATGGCACAGGACGGACGTGACCGCGGAGTCGATCTTCTGGTGCTGGGACGGCTTGCCGAGGATGTACGCGTCCCGCATGCCGGCGATCTTGCGGGCGTTGCTCATGTGCAGCGCCGTGATCGGACACCCGTCGTGGGTCAGCGCACCAGAGGTCAGATCGGTCGTGAACCGGTCTAGCGCCTCGTGCATCGGGCGGGGCCGGTTCGTGCGCCACTCGAGGAACGTCTCAGGCCCGTGCTCGATGTCCCACTCGTCGAGCTCAGTGGCCCACTTGAACGGGTCACAGTAGACGCGCCGCAGCGAGTACGTCCGGGCGATCTCGGCCCAGGCTGCGTGCACCTCGAGCCGTGGCGTGACGCCACCCCACTCGGCCGGAAGCCAGATGGTCGGACGCTGCGCCGGCCCGTACCGCGGCGTGAACTGGAACCCCTCGCGGGTCTCCAGCCGGATCACGGTCGCGTCGTCCACGTCGGAGCCGTCAAAGCCCCCACACACGCTTGTGCCGGGGTCAGGCGCTGGCAGCCAGTGCACCAGACCACCTCGACTCCCACAGGTCGGGAGGGAGCCACGCGCCCTTGCCGCGCACCTTGCGGTTGCCGAAGAAACGCTCGGCCTGCGCGGGGTCGGTCTCCATGAGCTCCAGCGCCTCAGCCTCGATGCTGTCGAGGTTGATGTGCGCCGCACCCGCATAGACGTAGGCGAGCACCTTGCGACGGTCGCGCGCCACGCTCCACTTCAGCGTCGTACCGTCCGCATGCTTGAGCACGTCCGGGTCGCGCCAGTAGCGGAAGATGTCGGGGCGCAGCGACTCCTGAGTCATCTGCGCCGCGCTGTTCTCGGCAGGGTCGAAGGCGTTGGTCGTCTCCGTCGAGCGGCCACCCATGCCAGCCGCGCCACGCCGCATCGTCTGCCACACGGCCACCAGCTTGTTACTGACCGTGAACAGGCCCGTCTCGTCGCCGAAGACCTCGGAGACCGGTGCGCCCAGGCGGGACTGCGCCGACGCGGTCACCCGGTCGATGCGGTCCATGTCCTTGTCGCCAGACTTGCCGATGATGCGGATGAACTCGCCGCGGGGGA